CCGCAAGGTCTAGTTACTCTTGTAACCGTACCTCAACCCACACCTTCCTCAGTATGGAGGTGTTGCTGATGACAAACCCTAGTTCCCGTCTCTCGGCGGGCGCTAGGTGAGGCAAATACTTTGCTTCACCGGCTTCAATAAAGAATTGAAGTAGGTTGTCCCAGCTCTCTCGTCTGCCGACCTTTGCCTTGGTAGCTAGGGAAAGTACCCTAGTTTCCCACCTATGAAGCTCCTTGTTATATCTCAAGAAGCGGGTGGGAAGGCTATCTTGAACAAATGAAGACAGACTCAGACCTGAGCGGACGTTGACGGGCAGATAGACTGCACTACTAAGCAAATCTATCATTCCGGCTGACATCCTCCATAGTCCTTTTGAGTGAGCGTTATTACTAACCTCTACCCAGCTGGCTATGTCTTCAGGACTGTCCCCCGGCACATGGTGCGATACATATAGAGGGGTTACATCGTAACCCTTATACGCATCCATGCCACATGACTCACGGAAGTTACCTTCACTGTGAGTCTTGGACCTGTTCACCTGCAGTTGCAGAGCGTCCAGGTACCAAGCTAGGGTTGGAACATTTGATGACGGTATGATGATATCGTCACCAAAGACCCTGACTCTTCTTGCAACAGAAAGAACCGTTCTGTAGTTTACAGGTAGGTTCTCATCATATATAACGGAGGCAATAGCCAGACCCGCATATACAATGCTCTGCACAGGAAAAGTAGTCGCGTTTCCTTGACCCGCATACTTCTTTAGAAGCATACTGAAGTCGTGGGAAGTACCAGTTCCGTTAACAACGGTTCGGGTACGCGTTGCGTAGAGAGCTTCAAGAAGCGATCTATTACTTGAGAACGCTCTTTCAACTGTCCAACAGGACAAGCGGTCAGAGGCCGAGCTCAGGTCGACGGTAGCATTGCTACCGTCTAGTGAAGCAAGGCGTGCTGCTTCTCTAGAACTTTCCTGAGAGGAAAAGTTCACGCACGCGGCCAAGGGTTTGGGCA